TGATGCAAGACAGGGAGTATCTTGCTGCAAAAAAACTAGTCGACAATGCAGATAAATACTATCTATCTTCTAAACTTTCATATAATAATAAAAATACTGAAATATCTCTTTTACAATCAGAGTTAAAAAGAGAGCTTCAATTATTTGGTAAGGAGAGGTTATGATGATATTTGGAAAAACAAAAAGCGACTGGAAAGCTATCGAGCTTCACTACAGACGAGAGTGGATATGCTTTGTAGTTGGTTTTGTATTAGGTGCTATTATATTTTAATGTTTAGTGACGTTTTCTAGTTCATAGTCATTAAGTTCACTATTTTTCATTGGCCTGTAAGTAATTTCATAGTCTAATAGCACCAGGCCATTCTCTTCAAAATTTTTAAGTATTTTTTCTTTATGATCAAATTTAGGAAAGATATCAATAAAGGATATAGATATTGCTTTGCCTAAAGGTTCGTCTTTCTCTAAAGGTGCAAAAAAGAATTGTGCTTCAACATAGATATAATCTTTTACGTTCATTGAATAGTCTTAACACAATCTAAAGGTTAGGTAATTACTTTTTTTTAAAAGCAGATACTCCACGAACTCCTAGAATCGTCGAAAAAGATCCCACTACAAGAGCCTGGTAGAAAGTAGGCAGGTTTGAAAACTTATCAAAAAATATATCTATTTTTGCTTGAATATTAGGGTCGTCACTAAATACAGACCAAGCTAATAAAAGCAAAGGAATTGAAATTAATATCAAACAAAATTCGTCTTTCCAGTCCCCTTGCTGTGCTGCAATTGTAACTTTTTTATGTTCAATCTCACCAGCAACAACTCTTTCTAAATGTTTAACTTCCGCTTCGCTTTCTAATAGCTTTGCTCGTTTTTTATTTTTATATATCTCTGTGCCTGTTTTAAGTGCTAATTTACCTAACGTGAACCACATTTTAACTCCAATGCCAACTCGCAATAGTGTTTAATTTTCTCGTATCTTTCTCTATTGCTCTCATAATCTTTTTTTCTTACTGCATATTTGACTATATTACCATCAATAAAATCTAGGTTATGAGCTACAATCAATTGTATGGGGTCTATACCGCCCACAGACTTCGATTTGTAATGACTGCCCCCTATTTGCTTATCTAGTGCTGATCGCCTCTTAAAAGGCTTTATTTTGCTTTCAGGAGGGTCTTTTTTGATGGTCATACTAGCTTATTAATCCATCTGCCTTTATTATTCAAGACCATTGGTAAAAGACGTGGTATTCCATCAATTATTACTCCACAACCCAAAATGAACCTTGTTTTAAAGTTTTTGGCATATGCAAAAGCAAGACTTTTTTGATTGATCATACAACCTACATTCATACCAAAAAATAGGTTATCAGGGTTAGCCCACCAAGATATAACAAACTTAGTATGATAATGGCCTTGTACTGCCGACATCCCCATAGCTTGTGAGACCTTTAGTATATCTGCACTTCT